CGGAACGACGCTCACATCATCCTGCTCGATGCCTTCAAGCGCCGGATGGAATTCCCGGAACTGAAGGAGGAAGCTTTCCGCCAGTACAAGAACTGGGAGCCGGATGCGTTCGTGGTTGAGGCCAAGGCATCCGGGGCGCCGCTCATCTTTGAACTAAGGGCCATGGGGATTCCCGTGCAGGAGTTCACCCCCAGTCGGGGCAATGATAAGATCGTGCGCATCAACTCCGTAGCAGATTTGTTTTCATCTGGCAAGGTCTGGGCACCGGCTACCAGGTGGGCTGATGAGTTGATAGAAGAGATGGCGTCTTTCCCCAATTCAGACCACGATGACCTTGTTGACTCTACGACTCAAGCCTTGATCCGGTTCAGAAAGGGCGGATTCATCCGTCTGCCATCGGACGAAGCTGACGAGCCTCGAGAGTTCAGGCCGCGCCGGGCGTACTACTGAGGTTCCACATGTCGATTGCCAAAAGTTTGTATGCTGCGCCGGAAGGTCTTGAGTCGCTTGACGATGGTCAGGACATCGAAATCGAGATCGACGACGAGGAATACGAGGAGCCGGAGCGGTCAGTCAACATTCCGTTCAACGCAAACCTGGCCGAGGAACTGGATGAGGGCACGATTCAGTCCATCGTGGCCGAACTGGTCTCTGACGTAGAGGAGGACGTCTCCTCCCGGCGCGACTGGATGCAGGCGTATGTGGACGGCATTCAGCTTCTGGGGCTAAAGATTGAGGAGCGCACCGACCCGTGGCCGGGCGCTTGCGGGGTGACCCATCCGCTCCTGACCGAGTCGATCATCAAGTTCCAAGCCGAGACCATGCAGAGTCAATTCCCTGCTGCCGGCCCCGTCAAGACGGAAATCATCGGGAAAGAGACGCAGGAGAAGAAAGACGCCGCAGTCCGGGTGGCAGATGACCTCAACTACCGTCTGACCGACGAAATGGTGGAGTTTCGCCCCGAACACGAGCGGATGCTCTGGGGCACCGGCATGTCCGGCAACGGGTTCAAGAAGGTCTACTACGACCCCAACCTTGGCCGCCCAACCTCAATCTTCGTCCCGGCAGAAGACCTGATTGTCCCTTACGGCTCAACCAGTCTTGAGACCGCAGAGCGCGTGACCCACGTCATGCGCAAGACCGAGAACGAACTGCGGAAGCTCCAGTACGCCGGGTTCTACCGCGACATTAACCTTGGAGAGCCGACGAACACCTTTGACGAGGTGGAGAAGAAGATCGCGGAAAAGATGGGGTTCCGCGCCTCGGTGGACGACCGCTACAAACTTCTCGAGATCAACGTCGATCTGGTCATTCCCGGCCTCGAGGACGAAGACAAACACGGCAATCCAACCGGGATCAAGCTTCCCTACATCGTCACCATTGAAAAAGGCACGCACGCTTGCCTGGCCATTCGCCGGAACTGGCGGCCCAAGGACAAGCTCAAGAAGAAGCGCCAGCACTTTGTACACTATGGATACATCCCCGGCTTCGGGTTCTACAACTGGGGTCTGATCCACATCGTTGGCGGCTACGCCAAGTCCGGCACCTCCATCATTCGGCAACTGGTCGACGCTGGCACGCTCTCAAACCTGCCCGGCGGCTTCAAGACCCGCGGCCTGAGGGTCAAGGGCGACGACACCCCGATCGCTCCTGCGGAATTCCGCGACGTAGACGTTCCGTCTGGAACGATCAAAGACAACATCATGACCTTGCCCTACAAAGAGCCGAGCCAAGTTTTGGCGCAGCTTTTGGACAAGATCATCGAAGACGGCCGGAGCCTTGCGCAGGCGGCCGATATGCAGGTCGCCGACATGTCGGCCAACACGCCGGTGGGCACCACGCTCGCGATTCTTGAGCGCACCCTGAAGGTGATGACGTCCGTACAGGCGCGGATGCACTACAGCTTCAAGCAGGAGCTACGCCTCTTGCGGGACATCGTGCGGGACTACACCCCTCACGAGTACAGCTACGAGCCGCAGGAAGGAAGCCGCTCGGCCAAGAAGTCGGACTACGACATGGTGGACGTCATCCCCGTGTCCGACCCCAACGCGGCCACGATGGCGCAGAAGATTGTCCAGTATCAGGCCGTGCTTCAGTTGGCTCAGCAGGCGCCGCAAATCTACGACCTACCTCAACTCCACCGGCAGATGCTGGACGTCCTTGGAATCAAGAACGCGCAGAAACTGGTGCCGCTCGAGGACGACCAACTGCCGACCGACCCGATCTCGGAGAACCTCAACGCGACCAAGAGCAAGCCGCTGAAGGCGTTCATCAGCCAAGACCACGACGCCCACATCACGGCGCACAACAACTTCCTGCAAGACCCAATTGTCCAACAGACGATCGGTCAAAACCCCATGGCCAACTCCATCACGGCCGCTCTTCAAGCGCACATCACAGAGCACTTGGGGTACAAGTACCGCGCCATGGTTGAGCAGCAGACCGGCGTGTCGCTGCCGCCGCCCGACCAACCTCTGCCGCCGGACGTTGAGGTGCAACTGTCGCGCATCGTGGCGCAAGCCAGCACCCAGCTTCTGCAACAGAACCAGCAGGCCGCGCAACAGCAGGAGGCTCAGCAGCAGGCTCAGGATCCGATCGTGCAGATGCAGCAGGCTCAGATGCAGATTGCCCAGCAGGACTCCCAGACCAAGGCTCAGAAGGTGCAGGCCGACATCCAGATTGCCCAGCAGCGGCTCCAACTGGATCAGGCCAAATTGCAAAGCGACCAGCAGGTTGCCATGGCCAAGATTCAAGAAGAGACCCAGCGGGCTCACGAAATCCAAGCCAACAAGACCGCGGCTCAGCAGGCCATGCTTCAAATGCAAGCCCAGCGCGACGCCGCCAAGCAAGCCTATGACCACGCTAAGCAGACCGAGGCAACGCATGCCGAGGCTCAGAAGTTGGCGGCCCAGCAAGCAAATCAGCACGGAATGGATCGAATCAAGATGGGGCTTGAGGCAGCGCAGGCTGCGGCAGAGCTTGATCACAAACGCGACGAGATGATCTCTGATCAGGGCATCCAATGATTGACAAAGCACTCACCTACCTGACCGGCCAGATCAACGACCGCGTCAATCAACTTCAAGAAGCCATGGCAGACGACAACTGCAAGGACTTCGGGGAGTACAAGAAAGCTTGCGGAGAGGTCAAAGGTCTGCTCACCGTGCGCGCCTACATCACAGACCTACAACAACGACTGGAACAAGATGACGACTGATCTTTTGATCGCGACCAACCCCAAAAATCCGACCATCATCGGAACGGTGAAGCCCAAACCCGAGCAAGCCAAGCAACTGCCCAAGCCTGCCGGATACAAGATCTTCTGTGCGGTACCTGACATCGAAAAGACGTTTGAAAATGGGATTGCCAAGTCCGAGGACACCGTTCGGTACGAGGAAATCCTGGCCAACGTCCTGTTTGTGGTCGAACTTGGGCCTGAGGCTTATCAGGACAAAGCCAAGTTTCCGCATGGCCCGTGGTGCAAAAAGGGCGATTTCGTCCTTGTCCCGTCCAATTCCGGCACGCGGTACACCATCCACGGCAAAGAGTTCCGCATGATCAACGACGACAGCGTCGATGGCACCGTCGAAGATCCGCGCGGCATCTCACGCAAGTACGCTTGAAGGAGCGACACATGGCTGACGAATACAAGTTCCCCGACGAAGTCGAGGCCAAGGAAGACAAGATCGATATCGAGGTGGATGACGACACGCCGTCCGACGACCGCAACCGCGAGCCCTTGCCGGCCGAGGTAGCGAAGGAGTTGTACGAGGACGAGTTGGAAGACTACTCGGCCAAGGTCAAGAAGAAGCTGACCCAGATGAAGAAGCTCGCGCACGATGAGCGCCGCGAGAAGGAGCGGGTGCTGCGCGAACAGGATGAGGCAATCGCGATCGCCAAGAGGGTCATAGAAGAGAATGGCCGGCTGAAGCAGAACCTTGCCAACAGCGAGAAGAACGTGATGCTGAGCATCACCAGGGCTGTTGAAATGGAGATGGCCAACGCCAAGCGCGCCTACCGCGAAGCTTACGAGTCCGCTGACCCGGATCGAATCATGGAGGCCCAAGAGAAGTTGACCGAGGCCACCATGAAGGTGGACAAGGTCAAGAACTTCAAGCCGGCGCCGGTCGAAACCTACTCACCGCCGCAGCCCCAAGCGCCGCGGATTCAGGTTGATCCGACTGCGAAACGCTGGCAGCAGAACAACCAATGGTTTGGCCAAGACGATGAAATGACCAGTCTCGCACTCGGCCTGCACGAGAAACTGAAAAAGCAGGGGGTTGCAATTTCCTCACCGGAGTACTACCGTCGCATTGACGAAACGATTCGCAAACGCTTTCCCGAGAAGTTTGAAAGCGACCGCAAACGCTT